GTTAGCTTTTATTCTGGAGATCACTCCCATTACGACTGCATGAAGAAGGATGATGAATTACGACAACAAGTATTACAAAAAATAGAACAAAATATTAATCAAGCAAAGGAAACACATGAAAAAAGGTTATCACAAAACTAAGTCAGGTAGAGTAGCCAAAAAAGGTTTGTATTATTACATGAACCTTAGAAAGAAAAAAGGCACTAGCCGAAAAGGCAAAGGAACTGTATCTGATGCAGCATTAAGACGATCTGCTAAAACTGCAAAATCTTAACCGATTAGGTTTGGTCTAACTCTTGGATGACCAAGTAAAAGCATCTTGCTTTTGGGGATGGGTGGGCGATTAATTGTTGGCTATGTTGTGGACATTATGTTATACATTTGTTGAACAATGTTACATAGTAAATACATAGTCATTGACGAAAAACATAGTAAAACTTGTTCAGATGTATCTAAACTTTTGATTACAAATCAATTGCTCTACCATCTGAGCTACAAGGGCGTACTAAAATATATAGGCTTTTATACTAATTTAAGTATAAGAGCCACTTTTTTTGTGCCAAAATTTTCGCATAAAAATAAAGTTTTTATATTTTTACATAGTTTTTGCATAGTTTTTCCAACATATTTTCTACATAGTTATGTCAATTGATTTATTGCAACTAATGTCAACATTGTGTATATTAAATGCAACTAAGTTAAGGAGAAAAGATGATTGAATATAACATACATTATACTAAAGATAAAAATGGTAAAAGAATTGCTAGGCAACAATATTATGCTGCTGATGGTACAAAAAAATATATACAAGCTAAAACTGCTACAGCTCTAAAACAAAAGCTAGAAGAAAAATTTAAGAACAGACCTTTAGTTAAATTTAACCCCAACCAATATACAATTGATGATGCTGAAATATTATTTAAAGGCCATCTTATTTATAAAAGAGGGTTAGGCAAAACTTCACAAAGCTGTATTGAAGATTATGATAGCTTTTATAAAAATCATATAAAGCCTTTTTTTGAAAATAAAGATTTAAGAATGTTACAATCTGAGGATGTTGCTGCTTTTGTCAAACAATTAAAATCTAAAGGTTACAAAACAAAAACTATTAAAAAAATATTTAATCATTTTAAAAATATTATTACCTATCTTGCAGACGAAAAAAACTATCCAAATATAATAAATGAAAAAAATTATTTAAAATGGATTGTAGAAGAAGAAAAAGATCATACTGAATTAGACTTAGATAAATGGACATTTGAGGTTATGCAAAGCCTGGTTTATAAAATGCACAATCCATTAATTAAACTTATTTGTATGATACTTCTTGAAACTGCTGCTAGACCTAGTGAAATAAGAGCTTTAGAAAAAGAAGATTTATTATTTTTAAAATCTAATGCACTAGAAATATCACTAAAAAAAGCAGTAAAAAGGCATAAAGAAATTGGTAAAACCAAGACTAAAAGAGGTAACAGAATTGTTGAAATATCACCATCTTTAAGAGATAAAATTGTGGATTACCTAAATACCATAGATCCTTTGCAAGAAAAGCTATTTCCTAATAGCAAAGGTAAATATATATGCGTAGAACAGATAGGGAGAGCCGTAGACAAGGCTTTCAAAAAAATGGAGCATGGGTATCAAAACAACCCAATAAAGAGAAAAGCGTACAGCTTTAGGCACTATCGGACAACATATTTTGCGGCCAAAGGTAAATTTAAGAACGCCTTAGAACTTGCTCACTATATTGGTAATGAAAGCATAGATTTTGTAGATAGAACTTATATAGCTCCATATAAAGGTAAAGCTTCAAACAAAGAATTCAAAGAAAATATTATCTGGAAATAAAAAAAGAGGCGATTGCCTAAGCAAAACAACCGCCTCCCATTACAACAGTATAGTTATTACTATAATGATAATCACTTATTTAACTAACTAACTATTTAAGGAACGTACTTAGTTATTAATGAGAGGATTATCTTGCCTCATTAATTCTTAAATTCTATCTTAACCTCCATAAACGATATTGAACTCCATTTTCTGCTGGTATTGTTCTTTGAGCAACAGAACCTTTGCCAAAAGTTTTAGTCATAATTTTTCTAAAATTTTTCATTTGTTGTCTTTCAGAAAAACCTACTGAACCTTTAATTGGTATTTGTTTTATTCTTTCTAATAATTCTTTATCAACTTGTGTTGTTCTTGGGTTGAGCAAAGGCACATCCAAATCAACTGTAAAATCTTCAAATTGTTTTGCTTCCATCTTTTCTCCTTATTTTTAAGCGACAAGTAGCCTAAAGTTTTTTACAACTTTAAATAATTAATAACTAACCTTCGTACATAAACTTAGCATCAGCATTTTCTACTAAGCATATCTGTCTGTAAGTCTTAACATATTTTTTAAAAGCACCACTTGAATGAACACATTGTCTGAGTTTTTTGCCTTTGCTTGGCCTCATAATCTCATCATGGTATTTTTCAAGCTTTGCATATCTTCTAGTAAGACTATTACTTTTATTTAAAGCCATTCTCCATAGACTCCTTATCATTGTTTAATTTAATCCTAGTCTTTTCTAGCTTAATATTTTGAATTAATATTTTGCTATTATCACTAGGGGTATTTGTGTTAGCAGCTAGTTCTGCCGACTCAAATTCTTCTTCAACTTTGAAAGTTGCTTCATAAAAACTTTCCTTTGTAACTTTATCCATGAGCTTGATACTCTCTGTTAAATTTTAAATTACTTACTGAATCTATTTGTGTTTGTGTCATTCTAATTTTTCTATGGCTAGAATCACCTTTATTAATCAATCCCATTTTATATAAATCAGTACATATTGCTCCAGCTCTACTTCTTGAATAACCATGAGCTTTTGCAATTTCTTTGCAAGTAGGGGAGTATCCATACTGTTTAATAAAATTTTTTATATATTTTAAAACTTTAAATTTTACTTCTGAAAAATATATTTGATTATGTCCATTTCCATTCTTCATTTTTTATCCTTAAATAATTCAGAAACATTAGTTACCGACTCAATTGCACCATCATTCTTTTTTAAATCATTTAAATATTCTAATAATTTTTCAACAAACCAATGACCCTTAGATACATCCATTAATGTTGCATCTAAAGATCCACCATGCTTGTCGCCAAATCTCATAAAATATTTTAAAATTTCTCTTTGATATCCTCCAATAACCGCCATAGGCGACTGTTGTGATACAATCGCCTCATTAGTTTCTATAGATTTATTTTTATAATAATCAGGGTTTATTTGCTCTGTCATTGTTTTGGTTGTGGTTCGCTTATTCTTAAATTAATATCTGGTTGACCGCCCTCTTTTGTACTATTAATCCATGCTCCAACTTTTTTCATTTTGCCATCAACATTAATACTTCCATCATAATCAGGATATTGTTTTCCAGGCTCATCTGTATCTCTTGCTTTTCTTTTCCAAAGTCCGCCAGTATTGTTATATTTATCTTCCATTATTCACTCCTAAAGGTTATTTGTTGTTTTATCTTGATCTCTGCATCATCAATTTTTTTTTGCAGAGCAAGGTCTTTACCTATTTGTTGTAATTCTTGTTCGTAACTTGATCTTAAAGGTTGCATACCTTTTTCAAACTGACTTGGTGATGTAGAATTTTTGCCTTGTTGCTGCATCTTATCTATCCATTCATCGGCAAAAGACTTATCTACATTAACTATAGTAAGTTTTGGTTTTTGTGGTTGCTGTTTACCCTTGTCTAAAAATTGTGCCATTTCTTCTGCGGTTGCCAATTCATCACCAAAGAAACCTAAGAATGATAAAGCTCTACCACATGAAACAGTTGATTGTTTTTCAAATTCTTTATCTTTTTTAAATGTTTGTTTTGATAAGCCAGTTGAAACTAATTTATCATCTAAATAAATTTCAGTTTTAAATTTATGTATACTTTCTGGTAAATCATAACTGTCAGTAATAATTCTTATTCTTTCACCAAAAAATTCTCTAACAAATTTTAGTCTGTATGGAACTGTTAAATATTTACCTTTACCACCCAAGTTTGCATAATCGCTATCTTCAATTCCATCCCTAAATTCTTTGATTGCATCTATTAAAGATTTATTTTTCATAAATCGCCATCACCTCTCATTTTTTTTAATGGGTTGTTAATTCTTTCCATTAATTCCTCTATCTTTTTATTTTTGTCATTAACTTCTTGTTGTAATTTTCCATTTATTTTTTGATGTTCTTTATTTATTTCTTCTAAGTCAGCTATCCTTTGCCTTAAAGGCTTAATGATACCCATGTCAGACATAAAAATTTAAATAATCCTCCATGTATTCTTTTGGTATTCCATTCCACCAAAAACTTTTCTTTCTTACATCAGAAAAGTCAGGAATATTTAACCACATCAACTCATCTAAAGATCCATCCGCAGCTTTTAATTTTTTTTCCCAAGCTATTTCATAAGCAATTAATTCATTTAAATGTCTTTTTAAATTTTCTTGTTTTAATTCATCACAATTATCTTCGGTAAATAAAATTCTATCAGTAGCACTTGCATAACTTAAAGCTGGTTTTAATCCTGTTGTGTGTGAATAAAGTGCCATTTGCATAAGATCAGATGTAAAAACTCTTGCATCTAATTTAGGATGAGAACAAGCCCAATCACCTATTCTATTAGGATTTTCTTTTGTTTGTTTCGTTTTAAGTGGTGCAAATTTAACTGTTGGTAATTTATATTTTATATCTACAACTGATCTTTCACCAATAGCATCACAAAACATTTTCCAAAAAATATTTACTTTAGGAAGCCAGGTAGTAAATTCTATTTCTGTTTTCCATTTTTGTTTAGGT